GCTGACGCTCTCCAGAGCCGGACAGGCCGCAGGGCTGACGTTTAACCAGGCGAGTGAGTCACTGGCAGCCCTGGTGAATGCCGGTGTGCGTGGTGGTGAACAGTTTGATGCCATCAACCAGAGTGTCGCGCGTTTTGCTTCTGCATCCGGTGTGGAGGTGGACAAGGTTGCAGAGGCTTTCGGAAAACTGACCACCGACCCGACGTCGGGACTGATGGCGATGGCGCGCCAGTTCCGTAACGTGACGGCAGAGCAGATTGCGTATGTTGCACAGCTGCAGCGTTCCGGAGACGAGGCCGGGGCATTGCAGGCGGCGAACGATATCGCCACGAAAGGCTTTGATGAGCAGACCCGTCGCCTGAAAGAAAACATGGGAACACTGGAGACCTGGGCGGATAAAACAGGGAAGGCATTCAAATCGATGTGGGATGCCATTCTGGATATCGGTCGTCCTGAGTCCTCAGCGGATATGCTCGCCAGTGCACAGAAGGCATTTGATGAGGCGGATAAAAAATGGCAGTGGTACCAGAGCCGGAGCCAGCGCCGGGGAAAAACCGCCTCTTTCCGGGCCAACCTTCAGGGCGCATGGAATGACCGGGAAAATGCCCGTCTGGGGCTGGCAGCGGCCACGCTGCAGTCGGATATGGAAAAAGCCGGTGAACTGGCCGCCAGGGACCGGGCCGAACGGGACGCATCACAGCTGAAGTATACCGGAGAGGCGCAGAAGGCGTATGAGCGTCTGCTGACGCCGCTGGAGAAATATACCGCCCGTCAGGAAGAACTGAATAAGGCCCTGAAAGACGGGAAAATCCTGCAGGCGGATTACAACACGCTGATGGCGGCGGCGAAAAAGGATTATGAATCGACGCTGAAAAAGCCGAAGTCGTCAGGAGTCAAAGTGTCAGCCGGTGAGCGTCAGGAAGACCAGGCGCATGCTGCCCTGCTGGCGCTTGAAACCGAGCTCCGGACGCTGGAAAAACACAGCGGTGCGAATGGGAAAATCAGCCAGCAGCGTCGCGATTTATGGAAAGCGGAAAATCAGTATGCGGTCCTGAAAGAGGCAGCCACGAAACGGCAGTTATCTGAGCAGGAAAAATCCCTGCTGACCCATGAGAAAGAGACGCTGGAGTACAAACGCCAGCTGGCTGAGCTGGGAGACAAAGTTGAACACCAGAAACGGCTGAATGAGCTGGCACAGCAGGCTGCGCGGTTTGAACAGCAGCAGAGTGCGAAGCAGGCGGCAATCAGCGCAAAAGCCCGCGGACTCACCGACCGTCAGGCGCAGCGGGAGTCGGAAGAGCAGCGCCTTCGTGACGTGTACGGTGATAATCCGGATGCGCTGGCGAAGGCCACATCTGCACTGAAGAACACCTGGTCTGCGGAGGAGCAGCTTCGTGGAAGCTGGATGGCCGGTCTGAAGTCCGGCTGGGGCGAGTGGGCAGAAAGTGCGACGGACAGTTTTTCGCAGGTTAAAAGCGTGGCCACGCAGACCTTTGACGGTATTGCACAGAATATGGCAGCGATGCTGACCGGCAGCGAACAGAACTGGCGTGGTTTCACCCGTTCTGTGCTCTCCATGCTGACAGAGATTTTTCTGAAGCAGGCCATGGTGGGGATTGTCGGGAGTATTGGCAGCGCCATGGGTGGTGCTTTCGGTGGTGGGGCGTCTGCCTCCACGGGGACGGCCATTCAGGCTGCGGCGGCGAACTTCCATTTCGCGACCGGGGGATTTACGGGAACGGGGGGCAAATACGAACCTGCCGGTATTGTCCACCGCGGGGAGTTTGTCTTCACGAAGGAGGCAACCAGCCGGATTGGCGTCGGCAACCTGTATCGTCTGATGCGCGGCTATGCGGAAGGTGGTTATGTGGGCGGTGCCGGAAGTCCGGCGCAGATGCGGCGGACGGAAGGCATTAATTTTAATCAGAACAATCACGTGGTGATTCAGAACGACGGCACCAACGGACAGGCAGGGCCGCAGCTGATGAAAGCGGTGTATGACATGGCCCGCAAGGGGGCGCAGGATGAGATTCAGGCGCAGATGCGTGATGGCGGCGTATTTTCCGGAGGCAGGCGATGAAAACATTTCGCTGGAAAGTGAAGCCGGATATGGAGGTGAACTCGCAGCCATCGGTGCGTGAAGTGCGTTTTGGTGACGGGTATTCGCAGCGTATGGCGGCGGGGCTGAATGCTGACCTGAAAACATACCGTGTGACGCTTTCCGTGACCCGGGAGGAGGCCCGACATCTGGAGGCATTCCTGGCAGAGCACGGTGGCTGGAAGGCGTTTCTGTGGACACCGCCTTATGCATACCGGCAGATAAAGGTGACCAGTGCCGCCTGGTCATCACGGGTTCGCATGCTGCGGGTTGAATTCAGCGCCGAGTTTAAGCAGGTGGTGAACTGATGCAGGATATTCACGAAGAAAGCCTGAACGAGTCGGTTAAATCAGAGCAGTCACCGCGGGTGGTACTCTGGGAAATCGACCTGACGGTACAGGGTGGTGAGCGGTATTTTTTCTGCAATGAGATGAATGAAAAAGGGGAGGCGGTTACCTGGCAGGGGCGGCAATATCAGGCATACCCGATTGACGGCAGCGGCTTTGAGATGAACGGGAAGGGCAGCAGTGCCCGCCCGTCACTGACGGTGTCCAATCTGTTCGGTCTGGTCACCGGAATGGCGGAGGACCTGCAGAGCCTGGTGGGGGCCACGGTGGTCCGCCGCCGGGTGTATGCCCGTTTTCTGGATGCGGTGAATTTTGTGGCGGGCAATCCGGAAGCGGACCCGGAGCAGGAGCTGAGCGACCGCTGGGTGGTGGAGCAGATGTCAGAGCTGACGGCCATGACAGCCTCGTTTGTGCTGGCAACACCGACCGAGACGGACGGAGCGCTGTTTCCCGGTCGCATCATGCTGGCGAACACCTGTATGTGGGATTACCGGGGAGATGAATGCGGGTATAACGGTCCTGCGGTGGCGGATGAGTTCGACAACCCCACCACGGATATCCGTAAGGACAGATGCAGCAAGTGCATGCGCGGGTGTGAGATGCGCGGCATGGTGGCTAATTTTGGCGGTTTCATTTCCATTAACAAACTTTCGCAGTAAATCCAATGACACAGACAGAATCAGCGATTCTGGCACACACCCGGCGGTGTGTGCCTGCGGAGTCGTGCGGCTTCGTGGTGAGAACGCCGGAGGGGGAGCGGTATATCCCTTGTGTGAATATCTCTGCAGAGCCGGAGGCGTATTTTCGTATTGCACCGGAAGACTGGCTGCGGGCAGAGATGCAGGGGGAGATTGTGGCACTGGTCCACAGCCACCCCGGTGGTCTGCCCTGGCTGAGCGAGGCCGACCGGCGGCTGCAGATAAAAAGTGCACTGTCCTGGTGGCTGGTCTGCCGGGGGGAAATTCATAAATTCCGCTGTGTGCCACATCTGACAGGACGGCGCTTTGAGCACGGGGTGACGGACTGTTACACGCTGTTCCGGGATGCATACCATCTGGCGGGAATTGATATGCCGGATTTTGAGCGTGAGGATGACTGGTGGCGCAACGGTCAGAACCTGTACCTGGACAATATGGAGGCCACCGGCTTTTACAGGATGCCCCTGCCCTCCGCACAGCCGGGCGATATCCTGCTGTGCTGCTTTGGCGCATCGGTGGCCAATCATGCCGCCATATACTGCGGCAACGGTGAGCTGCTTCACCATCTGCCTGAACAACTGAGTAAACGGGAGAGGTATTCCGAAAAATGGCAACGACGAACGCATTCAGCCTGGCGTCACCGCCACTGGCACGTATCTGCCTTCACGGGGATTTACAACGATTTGGCCGCCGCCTCAGCCTGTATGTGAACACGGCAGCGGAAGCCATCCGTGCCCTGTCGATGCAGATGCCTGGATTCCGCCGTCAGATGAACGAAGGCTGGTACCAGATACGTATTCGCGGTGAGGACACGGCACCGGAGGCGGTGTACGCCCGTCTTCACGAACAGCTGGGTGAGGGAACGATCATCCACATTGTGCCGCGACTGGCCGGGGCCGGAAAAGGTGGACTGCAGATTGTGCTGGGGGCGGCAGCCATCGTGGGCTCTTTCTTCACTGCCGGGGCATCAATGGCGTTATGGGGTTCAGCCCTGGCAGCCGGTGGTTTTTCTGCCACCACGATGCTGTTTTCACTGGGGGCCAGCATGATACTGGGTGGTGTGGCTCAGATGCTGGCCCCGAAGGCTAAAGTACCGGAGTACAAAAGCACGGATAACGGCAAACAGAACACGTACTTTTCCTCACTGGACAACATGATTGCCCAGGGGAACCCGATGCCGGTGCCTTACGGGGAAATGCTGGTTGGCTCCCGGCGAATCTCCCAGGACATCAGTACCCGTGATGAAGGCGGTGGCGGAAAGGTCGTGGTTATCGGGCGGCAGAGGTAAAAAGAATAAAAAAATCCCGCAGAGTTGCGGAGCTGCGGGACAGTTACAAAGATTAACGTTAAAGAGTAATTATTGCTTATGGTGCACGGGCAAAAAAAAACATTAACGCAGAGAAATTATTAGCACCACAGTCAGTTTGTGAAAATGTGAAGATATTCAGAAGTTTTATTCAGTCATGATACAGGCATCCTCCGGGATGCCTGTTGTTTTTGTGCGTAACAGTTATCACAGTAAAGGGTGAGACAATGGGCAAAGGTGGCGGCAAGGCGCACACGCCGGTTGAGGCAAAGGACAATCTTAAGTCCACGCAGATGATGAGCGTGATTGATGCCATTGGTGAAGGGCCGATTGAAGGTCCGGTGAAGGGACTGCAGAGTATTCTGGTGAACAAAACCCCGCTGACGGACACTGACGGCAATCCTGTGATACACGGTGTGACCGCGGTCTGGCGCGCCGGGGAGCAGGAGCAGACACCACCCGAAGGCTTTGAGTCCTCCGGGGCGGAAACCGCACTGGGCGTGGAAGTGACGAAGGCAAAGCCGGTGACGCGCACCATTACATCCGCGAACATTGACCGCCTGCGGGTCACCTTCGGGGTGCAGTCACTGGTGCAGACCACGTCAAAGGGTGACCGAAACCCGACATCCGTCCGCCTGCTGATTCAGTTACAGCGTAACGGTAACTGGGTGACGGAAAAGGATGTCACCATTAACGGCAAGACCACCTCGCAGTTTCTGGCGTCGGTGATTCTGGATAATCTGCCTCCCCGTCCTTTTAACATCCGGATGGTCCGGGAGACAGCGGACAGCACCTCGGACCAGCTGCAGAATAAGACGCTCTGGTCGTCATACACCGAAATCATCGATGTGAAACAGTGCTACCCGAACACGGCGATTGTGGGGCTGCAGGTGGATGCGGAGCAGTTTGGCGGTCAGCAGATGACGGTGAACTACCATATCCGAGGTCGCATCATCCAGGTGCCGTCAAACTATGACCCGGAAAAACGCACTTACAGCGGCATCTGGGACGGCAGCCTGAAACCGGCATACAGCAACAACCCGGCCTGGTGCCTGTGGGACATGCTGACTCACCCGCGCTACGGCATGGGAAAACGTCTGGGGGCGGCGGATGTGGACAAGTGGGCGCTGTATGCCATCGGGCAGTACTGCGACCAGACGGTCCCGGATGGTTTCGGGGGCACAGAGCCGCGGATGACCTTTAATGCGTACCTGTCACAACAGCGTAAGGCGTGGGACGTTCTCAGTGATTTCTGCTCGGCGATGCGCTGTATGCCGGTATGGAACGGCCAGACGCTGACGTTCGTTCAGGACCGCCCGTCGGATGTGGTGTGGCCGTACACCAACTGCGATGTGGTGGTGGATGATAACGGCGTGGGGTTTCGCTACAGCTTCAGCGCCCTGAAGGACCGCCACACGGCGGTGGAGGTGAATTACACCGACCCGCAGAACGGCTGGCAGACCTCCACGGAACTGGTGGAAGACCCGGAAGCCATACTGCGCTACGGGCGCAACCTGCTGAAGATGGATGCGTTCGGTTGCACCAGTCGCGGTCAGGCCCACCGTGCCGGGCTGTGGGTGATAAAGACCGGACTGCTGGAAACGCAGACGGTGGATTTCACGCTCGGGTCACAGGGGCTGCGTCACACCCCCGGTGACATCATTGAAATCTGTGATAACGACTACGCCGGTACCATGACCGGCGGACGTGTCCTGTCCATCGATGCCGCCAGCCGCACCCTGACACTGGACCGTGAGGTGACCCTGCCGGAGACAGGTGCCGCCACGGTGAACCTGATTAACGGCAGCGGTAAGCCGGTGAGCGTGGCCATCACTGCACACCCCGCGCCGGACCGGATACAGGTCAGCACCCTGCCTGATGGTGTGGAGACATACGGTGTATGGGGACTCTCCCTGCCGTCACTGCGTCGTCGCCTGTTCCGCTGTGTTTCCATCCGGGAAAACACGGACGGCACCTTTGCCATCACGGCGGTGCAGCACGTACCGGAAAAAGAAGCCATCGTGGATAACGGGGCGCACTTTGACGGCGACCAGAGCGGCACGGTGAACGGGGTCACGCCGCCAGCGGTGCAGCACCTGACCGCAGAAGTCACCGCAGACAGCGGGGAATATCAGGTGCTGGCGCGCTGGGACACGCCGAAGGTGGTGAAGGGGGGGAGTTTTATGCTTCGCCTGACCGTGGCCGCGGATGACGGCAGTGAGCGGCTGGTCAGCACGGCCCGGACGACGGAAACCACATACCGCTTCACGCAACTGGCGCTGGGGAACTACAGGCTGACAGTCCGGGCGGTAAATGCGTGGGGACAGCAGGGCGATCCGGCATCGGTATCGTTCCGGATTGCCGCACCGGCAGCGCCGTCACAGATTGAGCTGACGCCGGGCTATTTTCAGATAACTGCCACGCCGCATCTTGCGGTTTATGATCCGACGGTACAGTTTGAGTTCTGGTTCTCGGAAACGCGGATTACCGATATCAGGCAGGTTGAAACCACAGCCCGCTACCTTGGCACGGGGCTGTACTGGATAGCCGCCAGTATCAATATCAAACCGGGCCATGATTATTACTTTTATATCCGCAGTGTGAACACCGTTGGCAAATCGGCATTCGTGGAGGCCGTCGGTCGGGCGAGCGATGATGCGGAAGGTTACCTGGATTTTTTCAAAGGCAAGATAACCGAATCCCATCTCGGCAAGGAGCTGCTGGAAAAAGTCGAGCTGACGGAGGATAACGCCAGCAAACTGGAGGAGTTTTCGAAAGAGTGGCAGGACGCTAACGATAAGTGGAATGCCATGTGGGGCGTCAAAATTGAGCAGACCAAAGACGGCAAACATTATGTCGCGGGTATTGGCCTCAGCATGGAGGACACGGAAGAAGGCAAGCTGAGCCAGTTTCTGGTTGCCGCTAACCGTATCGCGTTTATTGACCCGGCAAACGGGAATGAAACGCCGATGTTTGTGGCGCAGGGCAATCAGATATTTATGAACGACGTGTTCCTGAAGCGCCTGACGGCCCCGACCATTACCAGTGGTGGAAATCCACCGGCATTTTCCCTGACGTCAGACGGAAAGCTGACCGCTAAAAATGCGGATATCAGTGGCAGTGTGAATGCGAACGCCGGGACGCTCAACAATGTCACGGTAAATGAAAACTGTACGATTAAGGGCATGCTGGAGGCGACTCAGGTCAGAGGTGACTTCGTTAAAGCTGTATCCAAATCATTTCCGAAACAGGCTGGTACGTGGGGTAACACGGAAACACCAAACGGGACGGTTACAGTCACCATCAGCGATGATCATAACTTTGACCGTCAAATCATTATTCCGCCCATTATCTTTAACGGAATAGCGTATAGCTATCCGGGAAGTGGTAATAACCCGGGAGGTACAAGTTACACGGGTTATGGTTTTGAAGTTCGCAAAAACGGTGTATTAATCGCATCCAGAGAAACTAAAGGGGCCATTCCCGGTAGTTACAGTGCAGTTATTGATATGCCTAGTGGTGGTGGTAGCGTCACTCTGGAGTTTAAGATTTTCCAGAAAGGCAATCAGGGGGCAGGCAATATCACCGACTGTACGGTGATTGTGACCAAAAAAGCGGCTTCCGGCA